TCCTCCTTATAATATCTAATCTTTTTAAATATGTACCGTATTATTATATGCTTAAAATAATAATAAATACGATATTTACGGGCTAATCAGAGTGCTGTGTGTCTATTTTGTGTCAATTGTTAAAACTTAACTTTATAGACTACAGACACATTCTGGACACCATGCTTATCTACCCCTATTATCGCCTCAATAGCTCTATCATAGCTGAAATTGCGCTGTACAGCAATAGGATAATAAACAGAATGTCGTTCTTTATTATACCCCACACCAGCCCCCACTTCCCAATTCCTTTTATATCTTTCACTTGCCAGCTCCTTAATGACGGGTGTTAAATCTAATTGTGTCTTATTGTCCAAAGTGTGCCCCTGTGGTACCTTAACGATACCCTTATTGGGCAGCTGTACAACCACTTCAGGCTGTCTTATAGTAACATCTGGGGACATTAAAGACGTTTTAGGACGTACTTGGTGCGTATTGGTCACAGTAAGGACATCCTTGTCGGATGTTCCTGTTGCAAACTTACCATAATTAGCTTCTGCTTCCTTAGGTGGTGAAAACAGTTTATAACCAATAAATAAACCACTCAAGAAAAGAATAATAGCTATGATTATAATTAATATCTTCTGTCTTTGCTCTGAAATAATAAACATTTTATAAATTATATCCTCCTATCGTTTAGATATTGTTTATCATAACTGACCAAACTGGTTAGAGTCCTGTTTGTCCCCATAATCCCCCTATGACTCTCAATGCTTCCAATAGGTAATTAATATTGGGTACATTGATGCCACATAGGGTCATTATGAATGTGCTAATAAACAATATTAAAATAATAATAATACTAACAAACAATACCTTAGATAATCGTCTTTGTAATTGTGTATATGGACGCTTGTTTCTCCCAGTTCTTATAACCCTGGTACTACAAGAAGGTACTGGTAAGTGGTCTTTATTATAATCATCAATCATTACTTATATGCCTCCTTAATGTTACATATTGTTACATAGAGGAACCTTAATGTACCTTAATGTTACATATATGTACTTATATGTATATCTAAGTGTTGTCTTTCCCCCTCGTGTTTGGAATTTTTTTTCTTTCTCTTCTCTCTAATAAGTGCGACAATCACCACTTTGTATATAAGTGCGACAATCACGTTCATATTTAAGAATGAATTGCAAATTATAAAAAGAAAAGCAAATAGAAAAAGAGTGACTTTATTATTATTATTATTATCAGTACACTCTTCCTATGCTCTTAAAACGTTCAAAAAGGGGTCTATTTTGGTCAGGAAGACCCCTTTTGTATCTTTCATGAGTAATTTATCATTCAAGAAGTTTCCGTATAAATTATTTTTATTAGTTAGTGTGATTTCTTTTGGATGACATATGACTCATTAAGGTGCCTTCAAGGGGCAAATAGACCCCTTCATTGCAATCTATGAACGATATGGATCAAGGTTCTTAAGGTGATAGTGTCCTGTGGATAATTGTTGTTTACCCATATCAGGAATATATGTAATTCCCCTATCAGGGTCAGACCATGCTTCTAATTGTTCTTCAAGGTGTTCTTCAATGCCCGTATCAGCATCTCTATCCAAAACTTCTTTCCAATGGGCTACTGCCATAGACACAGCATCTAAGCGGTCATCATGTGCCAATGCGCCCCTTTCGTTACATAAACGGGTCATTTGGTAAAACAATGAGTACGCTGGGTTGCCTTCATAGACACCATAATCTTCCATGATTACTGAAGTATTTATGATAAGCCTGTGTTGCATCATAACAGGTTCTAAGGTGTCTATAATGCGTTGTTCTTTTTGTGTCCTATTGTTTACTTCTGAAGTAGCACAAGGATGTGTTTTGTTTAATACGGGTTTTAATAACTGTAAGAACATACCATCCCCAAAGTTAGACTCAATAACAACCTCATTAACTCCATAAAATTTAGCCTTCAAAGCTAAAGCAGAAAGAGTTTCAGGAGCATAACCGTTACGATAGCCTCCTACTTCCATAAGAAATAAATAACCATTTAGGTACTTTACAATAGCGTATGCTGACTCATCTTTTCCACGACCAGACGGGTCTATCGCCATTACTGTTCCTGTATAATTTTCTGTCTCTTCAGAGCGACTTAATGCCCCATAAAAGTAATCACCTTTAAGTGCCACACAGGGTACATCATGTAACCTTTTAGACGGTTCACTGCACCATGCCCATTTCATAGAGGAGCTATTAAGGTCTAAATCGGCCACAATGAGGTCTTTTACTTTCAACGGGTACTTCTCGGCGTCAGACAGGTTCGTATTGAGCATGAACTGTAAGGCAAACCCTGCACGCCCATAGGATAGTTTACGTTTTGTTATCTCGTCTTCATCGAACCTTTCAGGGTCAGTAGGCAACCCGCTGTACCTTGTAGGGTTCTCATCGAACTTCTGGGCAATAAAGGGGGCTAATTCGTCCCCATAATTTTCACGTTCTTTTTGGTCTTTTGGATAAGTAACTGTCCATACCATCTTTTTGTACCCACGTTTTGTCAATTCATTATAAAGAGACATCTCATTCTGTGGGGTCCCCAGGTAGATAATCTGTCCTCCTGGTTTTAAGACAGCATCAAATTCTTTTACGGCTTCTGATAGTTTATCTCGTTGTATCTGTGTTCCCGAATTATTAGGGATTTCCACGTCATCGGCGATTAACAGGTCTGCACGACTTCCTGTTATCTGTCCTGTAATTCCCACGGATTTAACAGACGGGGAAATATCAGGAACAGCAAGACCCACATCAAAAAGATTTTGTGTGTCTCTTTGTCCTCTTTGTGGCAATAAAGGTTCCAAAAAAGGCAAGAGCATAATAATACGTTTGATAAAGACAGCGTTTGCATCTGCTCTGTCTTTGGAGGCGGAGACAACCAATACCTTTAGCTGTGGGTCTTTCCACAATCGCCATACCGTATAGGCACAAGTCAGGAAAGACTTAGCAACCCCACGGAAACCCTCAATGATAAAGCGGTCTCCAGGTGGGGTCATTAAGTATTTTGCTATGTCATATTGGATGGCAGTGGGGGCAGGAAGACCAATACTTTTCCAGACCATGAAGACAAAGACACGAAAATCTTTGCTTGCTTCTGTTATCTGTTCTTCTGTCCACATTCTTTATCACCGCATGTCTTTAAATATAGGAATTACTTCGGTTACTTGTTTCTTTAATTCTGTCATTCCCTTAGTTTCTGGTGTGGTCTTCATATCGTTTTCTTTAAGAAACTTCCGTACCTTATCCAGAAAAGCGGGGTTCTTTCTTAGCTTTTTGTCTTTCAAGCCTTCAAGCAGGGCGGTGACTTCCAGTTCTGCTATCTGGTCTATCAGCTTTTCATCAATTTTTATCATGCGTTATGCACCCCATAATCATCGTAAGCTTGCAGTGTATTTGCATCAATAATAGACAAAACTTTATTTGCATAGTCGGGGTCGGTTGCATAGACACTACCCATAGCATAGACAAAGGAGGCGACATCAAAAGTGTTGCTCCAAATCTGCCATGCTTCCGCATATGCAGGTTCTTTGGCCATCAAAATGCACCAGTCTTCACAGGCTTCTTCTAAAGAGTTGTAATCCTGGAAGCGGTCTTCAATGGTATAGTAGCCATATGTATCGGACCACTCTTGTGTCTCTGTGACAATATAAGGGCCTGTTCCGTTCCATTTACGGCCAAAGATGTTGTAATCACCAATCACATACCGCCCCCAGCCACTCTCAAGGGCCCCCTGTGCAATCAATACGGATGCAGGAAGGTTCCATTTATGTGTCACTGTGGCTGCTTTAGGCCCTAACCAGTTAATAAATTCATCAGGTGTCATGCGTGTCTCCTTTCTTCTTTAATGGCTTTATACATCTTGTATAGCAGCCAGCCAATTTGAATTATTGTATAAATGCAGGTCAGAATATAGACCCACTCATTCCAAGAAAAACCCATAAAAGTCGAAAAGGTCACACCAGCTGAAGGTGTAACCTTTATAACATCATTTCTAAATGTTTCTGTTCTCAAAATTTTACCACCAATCTGGATGCAAAAAGTAAGCATAAAAATAAAAACCAAAAAGTAAGCATATCGTGATATCGCATTTGTTCCTCCTTAATACACCAATATTTGTATGGGTACTGTTTGCCTTATATGTGAATATAAATAGTCTACCAAGTCTTGCCTATAAGGAGCTCTCCAGTGCCCATCACTTGGAAACGTCATATCTAACGATATGCCCCCAACAAGCATTATTGCACGGCGTCCTGCCCCATTTGTAACCAATACATCTAAACTGTATTCACTTTTTGTAGTTGTTAAGCTATTAAACTGAACGCCCTTTATGGTACTGGGGGTAAACTCCGTGCACATATATGTTGTTCTGTGCTTAGAAACTTCCATAGTACAAGAGACATAAGCAACCGTAGCGGCTGTGGCTGTTATTGTTACATCATTGTCCGTTAGTGTCCCTGAAGACACATTTAATGCCCCAGGATTATAACCATCATGCCCTACTATTGTAGCTGTCCATTGTGTTCCATAAGGAAACCAGTGTTCATTCTCATCTGTCCAGTTTTGTCCGCCAACATGCAGTGTAATTGTCTGATTGGGGGTTTGCTGTATTTTTAAATAAAATTCTCCGTGCTGTACCAGCTGATACACCGTATTATTTTTTAAAATCCGTACAGGTGTACTTGTGCCAGCAGCCAGATTACCTAAATAAGGTGTGATAGGCATAAATACTTCTTGTTTATCTACAAAAGCAGATATACAACGGTTACCCGTATTACATTCTTCTTTTTTTGTATATAGGTCAACTGTATATATAATGTTTTCTTTCCTTACGTTTAATACGTGTTTTGATTTACCCATACATCCCTCATTCTATCCACATTTCAGCACCGTTTGGAAAAACAATATGTCCATTAGGTAATAAACTAAAGCGTACTGGGGCCTGATAATTTAATGTCGTATAATCACTATCCGCAACATATACAAAATAGAGTTTTTCGTTATCATATACACCTATCTCCCATGAGCCTTGTGGTGTTTTAGCGCTAACTATTGGGCAGTAATCAGTATTTTTCTGGCGTGTTATCTGTAATGCCGCCCTATCTCTGCCCTGAACAAAGGAGGAACGGGGGGTAGCTGTAATAGCACCTGTCATGCTTCCACCTGTTTTTTGTAAATATTTTTGTTCACTAACCTGTCTATTATCATAGGCAGCGGGGTTCCATGTGGCTGCGTTTTGTGCGCTTTGCGCTGCGTCTTGTGCAGCTTGTGTTGCTTGTGCTGCTTGCGTAGTTGCTACCGTAGCTTGTTGTTGCGCTGCTGTTTGGGATGTCTTTGCCTGTTGGGCTGATGTAGCCGCCTCTCCTGCCTTATTAATTGTAGTCTGCATGTGGGTTTTTACTGCATTTAGCACGGAGACACATTGAGACCACAGGTCTTTTGCAATTAAAGCCCATGAACGGCTGGACTGCGTTTTACCTGTTGGAGACTCCGCATCTGCTTGTCCGTCTGGGGATAATGTACCTATAGCCCAAGATTGAGAAGCCGTCTTGTGGGAGGCCGCTTGTTTATTAGACCTCTCTGCCGTTGTAGCAGCTGTCTCTGCTGCCGTTTTGAGGGTATTTAAACGGTTCACATACGTGTTTCCTGTTTGCGTAATAGTTGTTACCTGTTCTGTGCCTTTTGTCTGTAACTCATTCAGCAAAGATGTTTTAGTGGCTGTAATATAATGCAAAGTAACTGCATCTGTAGGTTTATTAGGGTCTAATACATTGATAATTCGATGCATACGTGCATCCCATGCGTGTGCGGCCTCAGATAACGCCATACCCCCATCACGTACTTCATCTCTGGTTTCTTCTGCCAGGTGTAAGAGTTGCACTTCTTGTACAGACATATCAGCTGCTTTTAATACGGATGCGTCTTTCCAAGCCACTAATGGTTGTGTAGTGGTCTGACGCACTATCTCTATTTTTAATTTAGTAGGGGACATTAAGGTAATTTGCTTATTTGTTACAGTATATTCACTACCCTGTACCAATTCTTTTCGTGTCTCATTATCTATCAAGCGTACTTTAACAAAAGCCTTGCGAAGATAATCAAATGGAAAAGAATAGACCCGTTGTGTTCCATTGCCCTGGTATGTCACTTGTGTTTTTCTTTCGTCAGCCATAGGGCTCCTTTCTTACAAAAAAAAAATAGGGGGCCATTAAGACCCTCCTTGTTACTCTGCCGTGTATTTATGATGCACAGAATATTTTAGCATATAAGCATAAAAGGATAATAGCACCTATAATACCAAAGTGCTCATTTACCATAACCAATGTATAAGCACCACCATAAGTAGCTAATGCATACATAACCAATAAGCGAACCTGCTCCGCTCCTGTCATGTATTCACTCCTTTTTACATCATTGGTAGCAATTTCTCGTATCCGATTGTAATCTTCTTGTTCTTTTGGAGACAGCTGTTCCCATTTCCAATCGTCTATCATATTATCCTCCTGTTAGCTTTTCTAAAAGACCTTTCTGCTTATATACTTTCTTCTTAGGTGTAGGCTTTTTGGTTTTAGGCTTCTTTATGTTCACCTTATCTTTGATAAGAGAAGACACACCTACCATTGCCCACCAAGACCCCAGTGGTAAAGACCGCATTAGGTTATCAAAATCTCTGGTGTCTCCCTGATGAGTAGCCAGGTCATAAGCACCAGCAGCCCCATAAGCTGTCTTATCCAAAACACCAATAGCAGGGGCCTGCCCAATAATCTTACCAAACTTACCACTAACTGTCATATCCGAACGGGGCTTCTTATAGGTATTATCTACCGTTGTTCTAAAGCCCTGGAAATCCGTAAACATTTCCGCTACATCGGTACCTACAGACAGAATAGACATAAAGGATGCTCTTGTCAACCCCGCTAAGGCTAAGCGCTGTGGCGTCAGGTTCCTATCAAAGAAGGCGTCCCGTTTAGCTGTATCATTAGGGTACATAGCGTACCCTCTGGCTACTGTCAAGCCATAATAGGTCATTGCATTTGTGCCCATAGAGAACATTAATGCCATCCCATCGTCCACTTCATGGGACTGTAGTGCCCTCATCATTTGTCCGTTAATCGTTCTAAACGTAAAATCTTTAAACTGGAAGAACAGTTTAGTGTACCAATTAGCATCTTTAAGGTACCCAGTGTTTCCTATGGTCTGCTGCTGAATAGACCGCAAAGACTGGTTCCTAACCAGCTGTCTCCATAATGTAAACGTATCAGGAGACTCCTGCATCCATTTGTCCATTGAAGCTGCTACCTGGTCTTGTGGAACATCCAAATATTTCTTTATGTCCCGCTTCATGCTAACTGTATCAGACACCCCTGCTGCTTTCAGTTTCTTTGCACTTACAGGGTTCCTAAAGGCACTAAATGTTTTACCGTTTGCCCAATCTATAAGGTCTGTAATAGCACTAATACGGGACTCCTGTTCCATAGCGTCTGTCAGCTTCGTCATCTGGTTCACAGTAGAGGTCAATAAAGACTCTCTATGTGTCCATTTGTAAGCACTATCGGCCACTGTGGACAATAAGGTACGTGAACCGTCATCATTATGTGCCATGGTCTGGCTAAAGGCATGGTTAGTCATAGAGGAGCTCATATGCCACGCTTTGGTCGCAATAGACTCTCCCTTTAGATGCTTTTCGGCTGCTTCGGCTATAGACGCCAGTTCTCCGTTAGACATGTGCCTCCAGCCCCTGGCCAGTGTTTTACCAAAGACAGGAATACCAGACAGCAAAGAATGAAAGCCGCTATAGGCAACCATAGACCCAATTTCACCTGTTTGTGCAAAGGTCATGTTACCGCCCACGTTTGCATAAGAGTGCTTACGTATCATATTGGACAGCAGGTTCCAATTCTTCATGTCGGCTGTATTATAATCACCAACACCTCGTATCATCTGGATGGAACGTCTTAACGCATCTTTCTGTCTCTCTGCACCACCTTTACCCAAGATATGTTTGCTCTTTTCTAATTCTTGAGCACAGGTATCCAGAAAATTTTTAGTACCGCCTTCCCCAAAGGTTGCATGAAGGGCAACATCACCAGACATTCTGTTTATCATTTGTGGCATAATTTTGTCTATATCAAAATCACGCATATCTCGGTCAAAACAGAAGGTAACACCGTTACCAATATCCATTTCAGCGGATGTATCCATAGGGAAACGGTGATTAAAGGAGGCCATATTGTCCCTAAAAGTAGACACATCGCCATCCATAAATTCCATATCAGACATGTGCCTATCTCGAATACCAAAGGCCCAGTCTTTAGCGTTTTCCTCTATCCATGCATCCACGACTTCATCGGTTACACCTGTCTTAACAGGTGGGACGTCTTTAGGCCCATGAGGTTTGCTGTTATATTGGAGTCTTGCAATATCAAAGTCTTGTTTAGCTTTATGTTCCAGCTGCTCTCTGATAACCTTTCTATTTGCATTGCGTCTTGCATAATCTGTCAGCATCTCCTGGAATTTATCCCAGCCTTTAGCACCACCATAATAATGTGCACCTACATAGTCATACATCTTATCCATGTCTACAATACGGTAAAACTCATCGTCATTAAAGAGACCATCATGGCTAAGATATGCTCCTGTTCCTTTTCGTCCGCCTAACTTCTCGCCTTCCGCTGCTCCAAACTCCATCATGTCTTTGCGAATAGCTTTCATACGGCGTGTTAAAGACACAATTTCAGCGGGATATTTAGACAAAGTGTCTGCTTTACCCAGTGCAGCGCAATTTTCATTAAGTAAGTTATAACATTTAACAATGTCTTCATTGACTTTATTGATATACTTATTTCTTAATGCCCCTAAATGACCATACGTTTTCACCGTATATTTGATACGGTCATCCACAAAATCATTATACATAGACAGCCAGCGGTCTTGCATAAACCGTTTAATGTCCTCTGTTGACTGTGTCATACCAAAACGCTCATGTCCACGCATTTGTGCATCGTGTAAAAGAATATTTGCTGCTTCTCTTAACCGTGGCAGACGGGAAGAGGCCAATTTACCATAAAGAGTACCAGGAAGCCAGCCTGCCTCCAACCATTCTCCTGGAGAAAAATGGAGGCCCAGGAAATCAAGGTACCAGTGTTTATTTTCTTTAGACACAGCCCCTTTAGTATCCATAAAGGTCTCATGAACAGGGGTTAGCATGTTGTCTTTGGAATAATGAATATCCATAACTACATTAGAGTCGTCAGCCAACGGCGTAACTACCTGTTTATTATTAATTTCATTCTGAACACCACGGATTATCAAGTCTTTTAACTCTTCATCCGTTACTTCTTTATTAGTAATATTCTTTTTAAGACGCTGCCAAAACTTCTCCTTCTTATTAAAAGAATGTTCTACCCAATAGGCTAATGCCTCTTCAGGGTTATCGGCCTGTTTAGCAGCTATTTGCCATGCAGGGTCTTTTGATGTCTGCATCTTCTGTTGTACGGTATTCAGCAATTGCTTATAAGAGCTTTCAGGCATTATATGCTGTAAGCCCTGATGTACACCAACCTCATGTGCCACTAAGCCCTTAATGTTCTTAGGTGTCACCTTATCGGACAATAAAACAGACACACCTGATGCCTTATCAGTAAAGGCTACAGCTTTCTTGTCTAAAGAAATACCATTGTAAGACGCCAGCTTTTCAGCATGTTCTCTGGACACAATAAAGAGCTTATTGGCGTCCATTAATTCCTGTGCTTCTTTGCTACTGTCTGCCAGTCTTCTCTGGTTGACTTTGGATAGATACTCTACCACCTGCCCTTTATGGGACATAGGGGAGACATAATCTTCCGCTTGCGCCACTACGGTTCTTTTAGTCTGCTCTATGGTGTCTTCAAGGGCATTAATCTTCTTACCATGGACACCTGCTTTACGCAAACGCCCTGCAAGACCTATAGCGCCCCCAATGGCCCCACCAAGGAAAGCAGCAGAAGCATAGTCTGGTTCCCAGCCTCCGTAGTTCTTTGCTGCCCATCGGTTTGTTGTAGCCACTGCGGAACCTAAAGCAACTTTTGTGCCACACTGAATGGCAAAATTATCCATACCTGTAATAGCCGAAGACACCCGCATTTGTTTCTTTAAAAGTGAAATCTTTTTAGTTAAAGCAGCTACCTTACCAGCTTTTGCCAGTAAGGCTGTACCACCAGAGACACCCGCAGCTACAATAGTTACAGGGTCAAATAAAGCCCCCACCACAGAGCCCAATGTAGATAGCCCATATTCCATCTGGGAAACACGTGCCCTCCTCTGCATGTCCTCTTGCTTCATGTGGAGGAGCTCTTGTAAGGCTTCTGCACTGGATGCATGTGTTAAGACATATTCCTGTGCCGCTAACGCTCCTGCTATCTTGTTACCTTGTGTATCTGTATCTGGCAGTTCTCTTTTAACCATCTCTACTTCTTCTTGAGATGGATTATATGTATCCAGAAAGTGGGACACTCCTGATGCATTTATGTTTGCCCAAAGGTTTCTTAAGACAGCCCATGCACCATCATCGACTGCATTATCAATAAATTTATCTTTTGTTTCTTCCCATGTTCTTTCAAAGTAAGACGGATGGCGGTTATCTTCAGGAATAGGTGCGGGTGTCTCTCCCCAAGGCCCTATTGGGTGCGCCTCTTCAAACACCTGAAAATCAGGAGACACACCTAAAGCACTGGTCAATCCTGAAGCATATTCTTCTACAGACGCCCCATAGTAACCACCATTCTTTAATGCTTGTGCATAAGATACGGGGTCTGTTGCATCTGCAATGCCGTTCTCGACATAATTTGCCAGATAAGCACCAGCAAATCTTGCCCCCTCTTCTCTGGAAGAAAAAGGCTTATACCAGAGGTCTCCATCAGGCTGTCTCCAGTCATCCCCCATATCTTCAGTGGTTGTAAAGCCCCCTAAATTGTTTCCTGTTCGGAAGAGTTCAGACGTAAAGCCACCTGTCTCATGGTACCATTGTGCCCATATCAGATTAGGGTCAAGATATCTACCTGTCTTATTTTGAAATTCCTGTGCAGCTATCTCCGCCAAATCCATATAGGGTTTCATATCACCTGGCACTTAGACACCTCCTTATCAATCTATAATTCCCTTAAACCTATCTAAAATATCATCAGTGATACTATCATTATCATCTGATGTATCGTCTGTATTTGTTTCGCTATCTATAATAGCTGCCCCTGTTTCATTCCCGCTGGCCAATTCATCAGACATAATATTGGACTGTTCTGTAAACTGTGCTTTGGTATAGGCAGCTACAGGCTGCGCCCAGTTTGTAGACCTTAAGACCAACGTATGGTCCCAGCGACTGTATTCAAAGTACAAATTGTCTTCTTCTACACCCCATGCAGCATTATTAATAGCTGTCTTATGCCTTAGCCAATTCATGGTGGCAGCACCTGCATCCAGCTTGTCATCTGCCGAAATGTCCGAAAAGAACGCTTTAGGCAAAATATGTCCCTTATAGGTCATAAATACTCTTGATACTGTATCATTGACCTGCTGGGTTGCTGTGTCTTCATCCATGCCACATGCACGGGCATAAAGGAACAAATTGTGTGCTAAAGGCTGCACTAAGGGGTCATCAAGGTACGCCCTGTCTGCTTTAACGCTCTCATTGTCCTCTGTAGAATAATCTAAAGTTTCTACAGCATTGTTATTGGCCATATTAATATAGTCATCTTCAAATAGCTGTCTCTGTACCTTATCAGCCAGCTTTTCTGCCCCATTAATGAACATAGCCAAAGGCTGTTCTACATTCAATGGATCTGGGTTCATGTCCATTAACATCTGTAATGTTTGAATTTTAGCTGTGTCTTCATCACCAAAGATAGACATAAATCGTGGTGTGTCTGCTGCCAACATATGGAGACCTGTTGTTATACCACCAAAACTCTTTGAAAAGGCATCATTCAAAGCAGATGCCGATGGGTGTATCAAGGCTTCATGCACCTGGTTCTTTATGCCCTCTGCAAGGGCACCATGAGGTGCAAAATCTAAGACAGCCATCATTTGTCGTGCTTTTACAGCGGGGTCTGCGGAAGACTGCATAAGTTCCGTATAGACCTCTTCGGCCGCCCTATTCTGGTCATCTTTTGAGACTGTCTTTGTAACAATATTTCCTGCCTCATCATACTGCTGTACAGTTAGATTATTACCAAGAGCAGCCCGACCACCAGACAACAAGGTATAAATAGCCTTTTTAGCCGTTCGCACACCGATGTCTGCATTTACCTGCTTTGCATGGTTCCTGGCTTCTTTTTCCAATAGGCGTGCCTTTATTTCAGGGGCAGCGTCTATGGCCTTGCGAAGGTAAGACTCAAGTGTAAGATAACCCTGGGGGCTGTCTTTTTGCAGCTTTTCTGCATAAGCTTGAAGACCTGCTGTATCCCCCGCTGCCTTTAATTTATCAATTTCAGATGTCTTATCAATAGACCATTTATTCATCTTATTAAAAGAAGACTGCCCCGCCATAACTAAATAGTCTTGTAAGTCAATCTTATCTTTTACTTTAACATCAGCCAGCGTCTCTGGATCTCTATATAAGGTTGCTTCTCCCAGTGCCTGTATCTTATCAGGAGACCCCACATCACGGGCAGCCTGTTTCAGTAAGCCTTCGGCCATTTTAATAGACTCGGATGGTTGATAACCATTAAGAGCCATAGCTAAAAACTTCTGGGTAGCTGCTGCTGTAGCATCTTCATTAGACATTCCCAAAGACATTTGATGGGTTAAATCCCCTAATGCCACCTGAAAGCCCCCATCACGCTCTGCTTTGTAATTAGCTGAACGCTGGGCACCCTGCAAGCTGATGCTTTGTACCAGCCCCTTTTCATAACTTTCATAAAAGCCTTCATCAAGGCTATCCATATTAACTTCAAAGGGCAGCTTATCTTTCATGTCCTGGTAATAAGATTGCTTAAAGGAATAATAGCGCTCTGCTTCTTCCATTGCTGTGGGGAGCTCTCCCTGTTCTTCCCGTAGCTTTGCATATTCCTGGTCGGCCAACATAGCCATATGCTTTCCACGCATCTTATCAATATAAGCCACTGCATATGGGTTGTCTGCCAGTTGGTACTGCCCATACTGTGCCAAAAGCTGTGCAGAGGTGGCTGTTGCCCATGATTTTGGGTCGGTAGCCCCTAAAAGTGCTTCAACCTTATTGGCGTCTAATTGTTTCTGTTTGTCCCTTTCTGATATATAAGACTCTACAGCGTCCCCAAAGATACCTAAGGAATGGGCCAAACGATTACCTGGCATAGCCTGGGCATTTATATAACGGGAGGAAGACTGCAATGGATTTAAACGTGAAACATATGTAGCTACAGGCTGCTTAGTAAATTGCCTTTGTGTTCCAATAGCGTTTGCTATGTTTGTTGGCATCTTAGACCCCCTCCCTTAATCTGTTCATAGTCCTAAAGCGTGAATTGGAATACTTTGGTTCCCACGCAAAGTTATAATCATTTTGTCTCTTTGTCTTCAATTTATAACCTGTATAATCACCCCAGCCCCTATCGTTACCTAATGCGTTCCTTGTAGTCTCAATAGGAGACACATTGATATTCCTACGATAATTACTTGTTGCTGCGGCTTCTTTCTTTGCTGCATACCCCTTTAGGCCTGTGGCAGCTAAAGACATCAAATCACCTATCTTATCAGGCTTAGCCTGTGCATAGGTATTAGCAATGTATTCTTTGGTAGACAAAGCGGTGGTCTCTTTGTTCAGGTCAATCTCATTGCTCTTGCGGCTATAGTTATCCTGAATAGACCCAACGGCTCTGGCTGTGTCTGCTTCACCTGCCCTAATCAGACGGTCAGCTGTCCTTCCACCCCCAGCCATGCCTTCTGCAATAGCCGCCTGGACAGAAGAATTTAACCGCATCTGATTAATACGGGTTTTTATAATATCATTAACAGCCGCCTCATAAGAGTCTCGCCTTTCCTGTTCATAGTTTTGAAAAGCATAGTTCATTTCCTGCACAGCGCCTATCATCTTCATGTTTGCGGCCTGTACGGCTGCTTTATTCCTTTGTCGTCTGCCCCAGGCTTGTAAGGCCATCTGTCCTGCGACTGCCCATGTGCACATCTGTGTCTTTCACCTTCTCTTCTCGTGTAATTGTAAATGTACCCCAATTGCCCTTTAAGCGTCTCCAACGGGCCCCTAAGTAATTCAAATAGACCACATGTGTATAATTGCATAACCACACCACATTTGTAATTACTCTGTAGTACTGTAAAAGAACCTCTTTAAAACCTTTAGACCACCTGATAAATTCTATTTTATGCTTCTCTACGTTTGTAGTCAGTAATAGCCATACTTTTGCTGTGTCTTCATTAATTGTTTCTATTCCTCCAATACCCAACAAAGAATCATCAGACAATGTAACAGCCATGACACCCTTTAAGTGACATAAAGTAACATAAAGATGTGTCCTATCATAAATTCCCGTAGCATGAAAAACTTCTTGAGCATCCGCTTTTCGGATATGTTGTGCAAAATAATGCAGTTGTTCTTTCGTTGCTGGCATAATAGCTATCATATACTGTGTGTCCTTTTCTGATAATTTCCAGACCACGTCCATTCCATTAAGGAAACAGGCGTGGGTGCCCTGGAACTAATTGAAATAATACAATTTGAATTAACAGACATAATTGGAAAAAGCATCGCCCCTGTCTCTAACGGGATGATGCCCAGTTTGTTTGCAGCCTGCCCTAAGACACGCCCTGTATGATAATATTTATTGTCTGCCCTGTTGTCTTTATGAGACACCGTAACTTCAAATACTCCTGTCTCTTCAAAATTTATCTTTGCATTGGTCAACTGAAGACGTCCCTCATCATCAGCAACAACCCCTGCATCTGTTTTACGCTTAACGTAAATAGTAGAAAAACCAATTCTAAAGGTGTAAACCTGTCCTATTGTCACCTTTTGTCCCACGTAGTTCCCATGAAGGTAACATTTATCTGCCTTTACGTCTTCTGCGGAAAACCTAAAATAGTGCTTATCGGGGGTTACTACACCATAGTAAGTACCATCAGGCACAGCATGATTATAAGAAGCCCCAAGGTGCAAAATAGTCTGGTGATTAATGTCATCATAGTTTGCTGCTGGAATGGGGGCAGTAATTGCCTTTCTGTCCAAAAAGACCCTATAAGGTTCATCTTCATAATCCTTTGTGTTGTAAGTAAATATTACCTTCTCCATAAATAAGCGGTTGTCTCTGTTTAATAAAAGGTACAGTTCAGACCCAATAAAGCCCCCACCTAAAACAGCTGCCTTATCAAATTCCCAATAAGACCAAGAAGACTGTAATCTTTCATCATCTGCAAAGAGGAATTTATATACATATAATTTTGAGGTATCCCCTACAGACGGTAATAATACAATATTTTCATTACCACAAGAATAAATATCATAAATACCATTCTTTAATAATGATGGGACATGTGATGTAATGTCCTGTGCGTCTTTAGTCCCACGGGTGTCATCCATTGTATAATATTCTCTTACGCTGGAGTATAGTGCTCTTTTTACTATAAAGTAAATGCGTCTCCCCACTGTTTTTGGGGCAACCGCCACATCACATGCAAAGGATGTGGTATGTGGCACGGAAGCATTCTGTGGGGATAAGACGCCATCTACAGACAAAATGAATTGTGAGTTTTGTGAGAACAACACCAGGTCTGTTGAAAAGGGTACCGCATGGTACAAAATGGACACCTGGTTATCAGACACCGCTAAATCAATGGGGTCTGTATCCTGTACTTCTACTGCTGATGCCCCCCAAAAGTCAAAAAAGGAGGCAGAACGTGACAAGATAACATTTTCTCCAGATAAGACACCAAGCCTGTTTCTAAATAAAAAGATATCGTTAATATTGTTGTTTACAAAAGAGGGATAGGGGTTTGAGTCATCATCACCCGATTTTCGCTCATCCCAGGAAACCTCTTTAATGGTAAAAGACCCATCTGCGTTTCTGACCAATGTATGTGGCATCGTTGAATTATTAAAGCCCGCAAGTATGCCGGGTCTTGCACATTCTTTCCATACATTATCGGTTGCATCATATGATACATAATAATCATCCGCATCAGAACCACTGTTCCCAATAACCTTCACTGTATATCCCTGTACAGCTGTCACTGGTAAATTTGTAAACTTCTGTACTGAATGAAAGATAGCAAATAGAGCGTTACCATTAAAGCCATCATCACATGAACAAGAGTTTATGTGTATATCTTCTTTCCTCATGTAAAATGCAGAGTTTACCAGCTGTGTCTGCCAACCCTTTTCTCGTACCTTTTCGGCTAAGCGGTCCCGAATAAAATTGGTGTCTATCTTCTTTGCGTCTTCTGCATTGTCCCCATTAGGTGTTGTAAAAGACGCAACGTTTTCTCCATTAATAAAAATGGTATAGGTGCGCCCATATTGCCCTGATTTAACATTTATGAGACAAGCATGGTCATCCCATGTTGAAGATACCTTTTTGTCACTCATTGTCACTTTAAAGTTCCGATTAACAATAAATGTGTAATCCGCAATAGTAACCAGCCGCAACTGTGTACGGGGTTTAGACACCGTCAGATACTGCTGTGCATTCCCCTCATACTTGACTGTCTTCTTGTTGCCATGAAGGTCATAAATAGACACCCCTGTACCATCAAATATCATCATATACCGCTCATCTTCATCACGGTTTGCAATGTGTACCAGAGGCTCTGGGTTAGCAAAAGGGATACCTAAGTCAGCAATATAGCATGTAGGTGGTCTTTTCTGTAGCCCAGAAGCTTCAGTAGAAAAACCATTTACCTGTGTCTCTAATTGTTCGGGGAGACGCAATAATGCCGGCTGCTGTGAAATACCAGCCACCAAATTCTTTACTGTCTGTGATATTCTGCTCATCTTACCTCCCCTGTAACTGCTGGACATAGGTCATTCTGTTTGCATTATAAGTACCTATCTGCATCTCGTATTCCTGCAAAGCAACCCATGCTTCCTGTTCGGCTTCCCCTAAAGAATTATCTAAGCTGTCATCCCCTAATGTCTCATTTTGAAACTTTCGGGATGCTTTAGCTACAATATAGTGTGCAATAGGGTCAAGTAGGTTCTCGATGTCAATATAAAGGACTACCGTGGTTTCTATAGGCTGTTCAAATATATCTGTCTGATTGTCCACATCAAAAACATACCCATCACGCTGCACATATTTAGTTCCGTCTGTCCCTATCAAAAATAAAATATTATCAGACCACCTGATTTTATTTGTATATACATCAGGATTAAAAAGGTAAGACGCCCATGTATTCCACGCCCAGCCTTTAGACTGCACATAGCGACTTGTCTTATGCAAGATACGCAAGGCATTTGCTACATCAACGTTTTCAATTACTTCCAACGTGTTCACAGGGGGTTCCCCAATGACACCCAGCATTTCATTTACAGCATCTAATTCTGTCATCTATTACTCCTTTTCTTTTAAATATGGCAGGCCAGGTAGGACTTGAACCCACATCTTATGGTTTTGGAGACCACCGTTTTTCCATTAAACTACTGACCTATAATGGAGGGATTTAAGGCTCCCTCCTGTTACCTGTGTCTTACTTCGTTGCACCCATGAAGACTGCTTCAGGACGAAGACCACCATGCCCCATAGCATAGGATGCTACAAGCATGTCTGCCTGATATTCAGCACGGCGTGCTTTTTCCAGTGCAAGGTCTTTCAGTTTAACGGTGCCCACTGCGGAGCGGTGCATAGCAATGTAAACCGCCTTAGCTGCATAAGCTGCGGGGAATACATGGCCATCTCCCTGGAGTACACCATCATTCTTTGCTGCCCCACCAGCCGTAAGGTGCGGGGTTTCAATGATGTCAAAACCAGCCACACGGAGGACATTTCCTTCCGTAATGGTTGCTACTGCCCCATAGTCACGATTAATGGCCACAAGGGACGCAACAAGGGCATTTACGCCCACAGGGGTCATAAACACATAGCGATCAGATGCAGGAACATAGTTCTGGGACATCTTCGCTTTGACGTTCAGAAGAGAAGACACCAGTTCCTTACCAAAGGCTTCTGTGATGTCTGCTGCTGTGGTCAGCTGCATAATCTCCCCTTTACCCAGACCAGTGATGTTCTCCTTGTTGGCTACCACCATCTTAGCGGCTTCTGCAAGGACAGCCCCATCTGCGGCCATCGCCAGGGCTTCACCCATCTGTCTGGAGTATTCGCTGCGGACATCATAGTGCTTCAAGGCTTCATCAATGTCCGTAATCATCTGGGATGTGGTCAAAAGGCCATCAATCAGAATGTTCTTTTCAGCCCCAGGAATGTTCTTACGGATATCATCCAAAGACTTACCAGGTTTCAGGTAGTCAGCGGATGCCCGCCCAAACACAGGAAACTGTGCGGATTTACCGCTGGAAATAGTTCTCAAAATGTGTCTCCCGTTAGTTACGGAAGCTCTCTCAAAAGCTGTAATCGTTTCTCCTGCAAATACCTTCAGGTACATTTCAAGGGAGTCTGTCCCTCCCTGGACTTTACCAGGTTCTGCTACAGTTACGTTCGGCAATTAAATATTCTCCTTTACAATAAAAAAGAGGAGCAATATGCTCCTAAACCAAAATAAATATAGTATTAGCCAATGAAGTTTGAATGCATGGTCTTGCGCTGTACTTCTTCTGTGTAGGCTTTATCTCTGGTATAGCGGGGGTCTCTCATTGCTTTTACCATCTCTGCTTTCGATGCATAGCCCTCCTGCGCCTTTCCAGAATTACCACCACCCAGAACAGTACGGTTCGCTGTACCATACTTCTGCTCCATTTGTGCTTTATACCCCTCAAACATGACGGACAGCTGTGTCACATCTCCTGCATCAATCGCATGATTAAATGCATTAATCTGTGCATCAGACAATCCACCGACATAGGCCACAATGCGGTCATATTCATCTTCACCGCCTGCGGCTTCAAAGACAGCATCCCTATATGCCGTTACCGTTGCTTCCAGACCAGCAATGTAAGCATCCACAACACTCTTCGGATATCCAGCTTTCTCCAGGGCTTTGTAGCTGTCTTCAGACAATTCACCGTTGTCTTCATACTCTTTAGACATTCCATCAAAATCAACCCCTTTAGCAGTCAGGTCTTTAATGACATCTTCTTCTGCCTGTTTCTGGTCTGTAATGCGTTGCTCAACTGTTTTCTCTTTAGGGTCCTTTTTGTCACCTTTTGGAGACTTTTTGGTATCCTCTTTGTCAGCTTCTTTTTTTACTTCCTTTTTGTCGCCTTCATCATCCGTTTCTTTAACGGAGACATTCTTTGTATCCGATGTCTTAATTTCTACATCTTCGTGTCCTTTAAGGACATCTTCTGCGCCCCCTGTGACCGCATTAGGACCATAAAGAGACCCATTGTCACTATCCGCCACCTGGACGGTATTATCGTTATCCATTTTTAACCTCCTTGTTGCTGTCCGTTATTCATGACCCCCTGTGCCATCTGTGGGGCCGCTCTTGTAGCCATCTCGGCCATCTGCTGTTGTTGTAGTTCCTGCTGCATTTCTTCTTCAGTCTTGACTAAACCAGACACATCCAAACCAAGTGCATTAGCTTCCATAAGGGTCATTTCATTCCACTTAATGGCTTTTGCCTGTTCGGGGTTCTGGGCAATCAGCTGCATAAATGTTGTCAGCTTATTTAAATCGTGTCCACGTCCAAGGGCTTCTAACCCTGTAGTAATCGTGGGTTCTACCAGGTCTTCTGGTAAATCAGGCATCTGTCCTGTTGCAGCCAGTTGTGCCAACATGCGCCTTACCAAAGGCAGCTGGAGCTCTTGAGACAAAATAGAATAGACACCACCAAGGGTGTCTTCCAATTCAGATGCTACATATCGAATTTCTTCGGCAGTGACACGCTCCCCATTCCGCTGCACGGCGCTATTAAGCATAAAGGCATAAGACAGCCTGGACTCAATATTTTGGATGGTAGCATTAACTACCTGCAAATCTGCATATTTCTCCAACTGTAAAGCGTGGATGTCTTCTTTCCTGCCTGGTACAAATTCACCACTCTGTGCCTTAGACAGTTTATATGGCCTTGTAATCCCGTTAGGGTTTACCAAGAACAAGACATTCGCCGCAATGGCTGCTGTCTCCACAATGGCCTTAGAAAGCCCTTCAAGAGACTTCAAGTCCCCTAAATACTCTTCCACGAAAGACCGTCCATAAGACTCCCCATCTACCTTTACCATGCGCAATGGTATCCAAGGGGTCTTTAATAATGGAAAAGACTGCTCTGAACCTGGAACTGTCTGCCCATCAACTTCCTGATAAGACAAAAATTTATCATCTTCACGGTAAACATGTGTGTAAACCTCAATGATATCTTCTGGCTTCTTTGTCTGTCCCTTTCCGTCCACCAAGGACTGAATGTCATCTGGGAGGGCGGCATAGGCTATCTTATCTAAAGTAACAAGCTGTATAACATTCCCTAAGGCATCACGCTGTACCACATAAGAGTTAAGTTTATACAACTTCATCCCCTCTTCTTTTGGGGGGAGGAACAACAAGTCATTGCCTGTAACAATAAGTACCTTTATAGCCTCCGCAAGGGTCACTCTGTACTGATGTGTCTCTCCATAGTCCGCCAGCTGGTGCTCCTTTTGCATTAATACCTGTTCTACCCGTGTCTTTAATTCAGGCTTTGCTTCCAGGTCTTTTTGTGCTTCCTGGCCTGGAGACAGCCTAAAAAAGGGGGCATTAGGAGGAAACAAGGCTAACATCAATTTAGATGCTAAATTGTTTACCCCCCGTGCCCCTACAGACTGGTATGGTGTGTCAAACGTTGTAGACGCCCCTGCTCCCGTTTTAGGAAACAATGAGGGTATCGTATACTTTGCACACTCTTCTGCCCTGGTTACATATGGAGACCTTTCAGACACTAAGCGCTCATAAAGAGCTTTTGCTGTTTCTGTCCGTTGTGTCTCTGTCATTAGATATTCAACCCTGTTCCTGTGGTACCACCTGAAGCGTTGGCACCTGCGTTAATCATCAGACCTTTCTTGCCTTTTGCTTTTCTTTTCTTTTTGTCTGCTGCTGTATCAATGTTTACATCTGTCTGACCGCTTTCCTGTGCTGCGGGCGCGGCTGCCGGTGCTGGCTGCTCTACATTAATATCTGGCTGTTTCTGTCTACCAAACAAGCCACCAGTAACTCCACCAACAACCTTACCTACACCCCGCACAGCGTGCTTTAATACTCGTCCTACTGCTTTACCTACCTTACCCATTAAGTCTCCTTTCTGCTTTATAAAACCCAGCCCGTACCATAATTTCCACGGGTGTCATCATCGTCTTCATCTCTATCAATCTTTAATTCCTGCGCCCCCCGTATTTTCTTCTTATAATCCTGACTACCACCAAAGATAGGGGAGTCAGGGTCTTTTGTCTGTGTATACGGGAGAATGTCTCTTCCTGCCGTGTTAATCTTTGGCATACTTACTTTAGACCATAAGCACATTAGTCCTCCTCTTCTTTTTCAAAAGCTACAGACCGTAAATGCTCTTTTACAGCCACAACGCCCTGCAAGTATCCTATCTGCCGTTCAGCATCCATAGTAAGAGGAAACCCAGACAATAAACCTTCGGTATTAAAGACACCATCCAGATACTCTATCAGCTGTGGGGAAACATAGGGGGTTTTCAATTCCTCATTAATTGTCATCTTTTACCCTCTTTCAAAATCTTCACAAATGAGGGATACTCTAAAGTAAACCCCTGCTTCTTCATATACAGGTTCTTTGCCAACTGGGGGTCTTCAGGGAGGGCAGCTGCTGTCTCTAACAGTGGTATATGGTTTAACTTTGCTGTCTCTTCCATCCACTTTGCAGCTACACGCCCAAAGCCATGAAAAGAGGGACTGACACAAAGGACAAAAAGCTCTCTAAAAACTTCTTGACTCATCCACCACGGGTTCTCAATGGTATACCCCACATACCCCACAACATCTCCCTTATATAGGAATGCTGCCAGACACCGCATTACTGCCATAACCTTCATAGCTTCTTCAGTACTCTTTTCAGAATAAAACTGTGCACAGTATTTATTTTTCATTGCATATTCTGTAAAAGCATACAGTGCCTGATAAATATATGTGGTGTCTTTTGGTTTCACCATGTAGACTGTTAGTTCGGGTTCCACAACGTAACCTTGTACTTGCATACGTCATACTCCTCCTCTTTATTCAGAATATGTGCCACCCGTGCTTGCTGGAGTGCTTCTCCTTCAGACAGCCCTGCCTTTTTAAATTGGTCAACAACTGTTTTCCAGACCACCCCATATTTTTCTAAAACTTTATCTGCTGTCTTTGCTCCTATACCAGGACACCCCTTATAGTTATCGGCAGCATCTCCTATCATGACCTGTGCTAAGAAATTCTTATATGCCTGCTCTTCTGAAATCTCAAACCACTCATCATGCAGAAAATCAAAAAAGACACCAGGGATTGTCTTGAAATCTTTGTCGCCCGAAATGTGTACTTCCTGCCCCCTATACCTATCAGCAAGGAGCCCCACGCAATCATCCGCTTCCAGGGTCGGATAAGAGACACAATCATATCTGTCTTCTACCCACCGGCGTACTGCCCCATAACAAACAGGCTTTAACTTCCCAGCACGGTTCCCTTTGTAGGTGCTTAAAACTTCCTTTCGGAAATTCTGCTTTGGGTCTGAAAAACACATAATCAGGCTGTATTCACCCTCATAGTCCATGTGATTTAACACTTTGTCCACAATAAGAGACACCCTGTCCTCAAATTGGGCTTCTGCGTCCGATGCGTTAGCATGAAGTGTCCATAGATCTCCACCCCAGTTGACAGGTGTCTCTACACTGGAGGCACTTTCAAAGACAAGCATGTCTGCATCAAAAATCAATGTAAGCGTAAAGAGCCACCCCCTCCGCCATAAGACATCAGGGATAACCCCTTTTCTGTTACTGTCCAATAATTACAGGCTGTGTTTTCAATGACAGAAGAAATTAACCCCCGTGATGCTGCCTCGGCAATAAAAAAGGCGTTCTCCCTGGCAAAATCACTTTGCAACGCTGGAGAACGCATATGAACCTCTTTTAAAAATTGTATTAGTTCTGACATTTCGTTACCTTGTCTTTTATTTTTGCAATTCTGTCCCGAAGCTGCTTTTCTGAAAAATGCTTCTTGCTTATATCATTGAATAACTCAAGCATATCCTGTCTTGAAACACCCACTGTGAAAAACGTTTCTACAACATCCTCCAGTCTTGCTATGTGTACATCTACCTGGTTATTTGACACCCCCCTATCGTTCGCTGTCTCCTCTACAGGTAGCGGTGCACATGGGGTGCTATTATCAATTACCGCTCCTTCTACAGGGTTCAAAAATAACGGCCTACACCACCATCCATGGCCGGCTTTACAATGTCCGCTACACGTATGTAAAGAAGTATTACTTTTATCAAACTCAATTGCAATCTGGTTCGTTGCTGATATGTAAGTACAGGTACCCAAACAACCTTCTAAAAATGTGTGGCCACCCGTATAACATACCCTTTGTCCCACTTTAACATCTTCAAATTTCATCTTAATGACACTCCTCCCAGTTATGACCTATAATGCCCTCTGTGTCCAGCTGGCACCTAAAATTAAAAAATGCCTGCGTATCTCGCATTGCAAGCTGCGCTTCCTGTACAACTATCTCTGCTATTTGTCTGGTTCGGCAGGCCACCTGCTGCTCATCATGTATCCAAGCCATCAGTGCAAAATCACCTTCCCAACCATGTTTTAATCCTCTGTCCAGCAGCCGCTCTTCTGTCCGTACTATCCAGTATTTACAAACCAGTGCCCCCGCACTTTGGAGCAGAAGATTTAAAGCAGAATGAATAGACCGTACATGCAATAGCCGACCATCTAAGCCTTTTAGATAATGACGCTTCCATCTTGTAATCTTGCCGTGATAGGTCTCTTTAACTAAGACACCCTCAATAGCTTTTCTAAGGTTCTTAATGGCGGGTGTAGCTGCCAAAAACTTCTTTTTTAGACGCTTACCTTCTGTAGCATCACCACCAACAATCTTACCAATCTTAGCATCCCCAGCCCCATACAAATAGGCATAAATAAATGTCTTTGCCGTGTCTCTCTTTTCAAGACCCGCTGCTTTTTGGTTCGCTGTATGAATGTCCCCATGGACAACTTCATAAGCATACTTACCCCCATCATAGGGATATAAAAAGTGGGAAAGACAACGTAGCTCTAAACCACATGCGTCTATCCCAGCCTGTATCCACCCCTTTGGTACACCAAATAGCGCTCTACATTCTTTACCATAAGGAGCACCATTATGTGGCACCTGGGCAACATTAGGGGACGAATGTGTCGCTCTTCCTGTTACTGCTCCATTAGGATTAACTCGCCCATGAATGCGTCCATCCGCTTTCACATGAGACAACCATGCCTGACTGCCGTCTGCCAGTTGCCCTAAACGCTTTGAAATCATTAGCTGCTCTTCTAATAAAGGAGCAAGCACCTGTACTTCTTTAGGGGCTTTTTTGTCACCTTTTAGGTACTTAAAGGTCTGCTCATCCATCTTAAGGCGCCCATCTTCCGCATAGAGTTCCACATTGTCTGGTAAATACCCACAGCGTTTACAAATAATATATTCAATCTGTTGTCTGCTGTTCGGGTTAAACTCTTTATAGCGTTGAATAGGAACACCCTTCACATACCCAAGGGTCTTATTGTCCCTTTTAGGAATAAAGACCTTATCAGGAATAGGGGGTACCATCTTTCGTATTTCCTCATCCAGTGCTGCTGCTCTGGCACGTAAGACACCTTCCAGTTTTATAGCCTCTTGTACATTAAATGGAAAACCATTGCGTTCCTGTTGTGCCATAAGCCACGCTATCTTATGCTCAAGCTCTATAGCTGTCTGTGAATATTTCTGTTCCAGCAGCTTATCATAAAGACATTCTGTGACAACAACATCCTGTTCGTTGTAGTCCAGCATTTCTTCATTAAAGACAGCCCAAGCATCCTCTGTGTCTTCCGCATAGGTACCTTTTAGGACACCTAAACGATAACCCCATGCTGCCAGCTTATGAGACCCAATCAATGTTCCTGGTAATTTACCCGCCCGATATCGACCATAATCAGACTCACCAATATTGGAATATATCAAACGTGCCATTACCAAGGTGTCTACAATATTCTTTCGTTGGGCCCTATCAATAGAAAACCATGGATAAAGCTTCTGAATAGCGGGAATATCAAAATTTATGATGTTGTGCCCACATATCCCTTCTCCAGACCGAATGGCATTGTGCAACCTTTTAATGCCCCTTTCCACGGTGTCTGGACCATAACGAACAATATTTTTATGTCCATCAGAGATACATAAACAATGGATAACTGTCATATCCTCTAAAAGCCCGTTACTTTCGATATCAAATAAAAGCATTGTCAATCAAAAAGGACTACCATCCTCTTCTGCCTCCTCTCTTTCTTCTACTGCTAAGGGTTCAGTTTCTTCCAAGTGGTCTGTAGTCTTGTTATAAAAAAGGTATCCCGCAATCCCTGTCTCTCCTGTCCAGCGATTTTTCAAGACACGAATACGAACCCTATTTCTTTGTTCCCCATCTGCTTGCTGATTTCTCTCCAAGCCAATAACGGTATCGGACAGCTGTGCAATAGCTCCAGACCCCCGCAACTGTGAAAGAGAAGTAGCCGCCCCCTCTTCATGTGACATACCATCAATACGCTTCAGGTGCGAAATTACAATCAGACCTACTCCCGTCTCTTCGGCTAAAGAACGTAACTGTGTCATCAAGATGTCAATAAGCTTTCGCTCATTGTCTCCTTCCAAACCAGACACAGCAATAGAGATATGGTCAAGAATAATAAAATCACACTGCTCTCCCACAGCCATATAGCGTATCTTACTTAACAGGTTATCACCATCTAAGGAACCAAAATGCTCGTATAGAATAAAGTGTCCAGTCCCTAATGTCTTATCAAAGGCCTGCTTGTACTCTTCTTCAGAGACACCCTGCCTATTCATATATAACCGCTTAGATGCTGCAATAGACATCAAACCACGGGCAGTACGATTCACATTCTCTTCAAGCATCAATAAGCCTACCTTAAGGCCCTTTGTGATGCCCAAATCGTAAGCAACTTGTCTCACGAACGTTGTTTTGCCCACGCCTGTTCCCGCTGTTAAGACAGTTAATTCACCTTTTCGCAAGCCACAGGTCATCTTATTCAGCGGGATATTCCAAGGAAACATAAAACCCTGCTCTGTATCTTCCTGCTTACTTACTTCTTCCCATAGGTCAGCACCATTCACAATGCCGTCTGGGGTGTACTTTTTGGCATTCCAGATAGCTTTGATAACCTCTTGTCCTCTGCCAGCCAAAAGGCACTCATTAGGGTCTTTAAGGGGCAGTGTGGCTACATAAAGTTTATTAGGCTGTAAGAGCCCCTCAACATCCTTTACAGCCTTTCGTCCTGGCTCATCCATATCAAACATGACAATAACCTGTTCAAAGGAATTAAGCCAATCCATGTTCTCTTTAAAGACCCGCTTAGCAGAGGAGACACCATTAGGAATAGATACAACGGGGTACTTATTACCATTCAGCTGTGACACAGTAAGGCAATCAATCTCACCTTCTGTCACTACCAGCTTCTTTCCCCCTCCCCCTGGCCATAAATGCTGCCCAAAGAAACGGTTACTTATCTTACCTAAGGTGGTAAACCTCTTATCTGGATATCGTATCTTTTGCCCTACACAGACACCATTATCATTAAAATAACAAGCTATCTGAATGGGCTGTCCCATCTGCACCCCCGCTTTATAAGAATAGAGCCTACATGTCTTTTCAGTAATCCCTCGCCTTTTTAATGGAACAGTCGGCCAGTCTTCTATGTCATACAGAGCACCCTTTTCTTTAGGTTGTGTTTCATGGTGTGTTGCATGACACGAATAACAATAAGTGTGCCCATCATCATAAAGGGCTAAAGCATCATGACTCCCACAATCGGGACAAGGAAGATGTGCTTTAATGATTTCACCGATTTTTCTCACCCCTCCATAGCTAAAAGAGACACATCAGTAAATGTGGGATAAGATTGTGTCACCCCCTGATAGGTCTTTTTTAGTTTTGCTACTATTGCCTTGAAAGCTTTTGTTTGCGCAGCCGTCATCTTCCCCCTAACCGTTGGAATTAAGAGTGCAATGCCAGTCGCTTTTTTCTTAAACTGAATACCCGCCACCTCATCAGCAGCATGGTCTTCTTCTACACTACCATTTCTGTGAATAATGAAGTGGTAGCCCGTGTCAAACCGTGCATTTCTTTTCATTTCACAGTACATCTCTTGTAAGGGCTTATCTTCTACATCCCTTTTATCAATTATCAGACAAGCCGTCTGTTCTCGTTTTAAATATTTTACGTATTTACCCATTTTATTTACTTTTTATTTTTCATGATGAGGCCTCCTGTATCTTTTTTATCTTCTTTCCACCACTCTTCTGGAATCCATTTTGTAGCATATTTGAACCCATGTTTCTTACACCAGTCAGCATAAGACGTGGGGCTACCCTTGTATATTTTTGTTCCAGCTGATGAAAAGACAAACCGAATATCTAAATTCGGATGCTGCTGCTTGATTAAAATATGCTTCTTTCGGTCTTCTACATCAAAGATGCCTTTAGTTTCCACTATGACACCATTAGGCAGCACAAAGTCGGGTGTGTAATGGTGCACCTGCTCTGGAATACTATAATCTATCGTATATTTTTCATACTCTACTTTGATTTTAGCATCTTGTAGCTGCAAGGCCACGTTGTCTTCTAACCCTGACCTGTAGCCTCTATTGATATGATTAGACCATCCACCTCTTCGTGAAAAACGTCTCACCTTTTAAAAATCCCCTTCAACCAATTCTTCATTATCTTCGTTCTCGTCTGCGGACACAGTGTTTTCCTCACAGACATAACCATCTTCTTCACCAAAGCCATAGGATTTAGCAGAGCCCCCCTGGCCATACTCAATAAGGTTAAGCACCTGTACAGCATTCAGCCGCAAAGAGACACCATTGACCGCATTAGAGACATGAAATGGTATCAATGTTGCTGCAACCTTTACAGTAGAACCATTCCCAATATTGTCCCCCTTAATCGGGTTTCCTGCGGCATCAAAGACACCAATAGTTCTCGGCAGTTCTTCTCCTGAACGGGTCTTAATTGTAGACGGTACCTTAAATTTAAAGACAATATCGCCATCTTTGTCTGTTTTAAAGCCCATAAAAGGCTCTTTAGACCACTTGCGGCCTGGCTTAAGCTTCATCTCTGATTTTGCTTTTTCCAGTTCCGCTTCAATCTGGGTCATCAATTCATCGGTATCTTCTTTATTCAGCTTCAGCTGGATGCTGTAACCCAGTTCCTTTCCTTCATAGGTTTCGGGTTCTCTTAAATGTGCATAAAAAGCTTCACCAGCTTTGGTAACAATTTTTGTATATTCTGTCTTTGCCATAATATTAATCTTCATCCTCCATAACTTCTTCATTGTTAAATGTATCCACAACGGACATATTAAAAACAGGGTCTTTTATGAGACCCAATTTAGCAATTACTTGCCCCTTTTTCAGGTGACAGGCGTCTGCCCCGCTATTCCTTAGCAGTAGGCACACCTCACCCATGTATGTTTCATCAATTATTTTTGTGCTGTTAGCCAGATTAATACCATGTTGTCCTAAATAAGACGTGGTGTGAATTTCACCATGGTATCCAGCTGGTATCTGGACAGCAATACCTGTATGAACTTCGCATATGTCCTGGCTAAAGATAACTACATCTTCATCAATGGTCAGTGGCAGCCATCCTGTCTGTTTATTTTTATGTTCGGGGATAACTGCCCCCTCATACAGTTTCTTTATTTTTAGTGTTGGTAACATCCTCTACTTCCTTTACTACAAAATATATGCCATTCCTAACTAATCCCTGTCCGTTTGAAAGACTAAAAGAGCTTAGTATCTGCACGTCCTTCCCCTTTTCATTAATAAAGTACACGGGGTCTTCTGGGTTAATATAACCCCCTAAATCAATGACACGGTCAAGAAGTTCTTTTAGGTTCATACGGTCACACTCCCATTCCTTGTAATTTCATTGAGCCACTTTTTGTACCTTAAAATCTTCTTATCGGTGTCTTCAACATCTTCTTTACGCCCCCTGCGCATCTGGTACTTGATAAGACACCCTCGTAAATAGCCAATAAACTCCTCTTTTGTTAGACAAGCATGCATAACCATAATAGGCTGCACAGGCATGCTGGCATAGTAATCAGGATTATAGGCATCCACCTTACTCATTCTTCTTCCTCCTTTATTACTCTGCTTTCACAGACGGTTACTAAGCCTTTAAACGTACCTTCATGTACATAAACAAGACAATTCTTGCCAGTGCTGAATGCAAAGACACCCTTAAAAATGGTGCCATCTGGTCTGGTCACTATCACCCTATCGTTTGACTTTAATGTCACGTACTCCCTCCTTTCTCGTTTGAAAATAATAAAAGAATTAATTTTTCAGAAAGCTTATCACCCTGTGCCCATATGCTCTCTTCCATTCCATCTACAATGTCTGAAGTGGTCTGTGCATGACTTACATGATTAAGTAAATCGTCAAAAAGGTCATCCTCCAAGACCTCAATAAGAGCACGTATGTCCTCTACTGTACACTTAGTCATTTATAATAACCCCCGTGCATTAAGAACCTCTTCAATATTAAAGGGCTCCGTATTCAAAATACAAATCTCCTTAAATAAATGATAATCTTGTATCGGACACGCCTTTTCATCTACTATCCAGCATACGCTATTCTTTTCTTTTATTGGTTTTTCTGTACAGGCCAATAGGAGCCCCCTGTTCGTCCGTATTAAATAATTATAACCAACGCCATACAGGCGTAATAAAAGGTCATGTTTAATATTAAAAATTGCGGCCATTTTTCATGCTCCTTTTTTCTTTTCAAACTTTTTCTTATAAGCTCTTCGGCCCTCAAACAGCAATGTAATCAGCTTATCTTCCAGTTCTTCCATACAGTCCTGAATGACTTCCATCATGTTGACACTAAGCTCAATAGGTGTTTCACACTTGTCCTCATAGTAATTAAGGTCATCCGCTAAGGCGTCCTCATAGAGCCCTATAAGCTCCTGAATCTCCTCTGGGGTACATTTAGTCATGGTCTTGTTCCTCCACCTCATTAAAGAGCTCACAGCATTGATAACCAACGGCCTCATCTGTATTAGACCATGATGTTGCCCCATCACAATAAACCCTAAAAGGAAAATTAGTGGCGGATGCTTCATAATGTGAAAAATATCTTTTATTTTTTAATCTGCCTCCTTCGTCCCATACAAGCACTTTTGTGTCTTTTGGTACCTTTGTCCAATCAATAATGCCTAATTCTTTTGCAATACTCAAAGGGCTATCATCAGCCCACTTTATGTCTTTAAAACATAAAAAGTTGTAGAGCAATACACAAGAAGAAATAAAGTTCGTATCACTCCATATATTTTGCTCCTTTACTGGTCTATGCTTATATGCATAAAGAAAAGCATTTTCATCTCTTGCAAGATACCTATAGCCCGCATCATAAAGTTGCTGTAAAATGTACTGCCTTGCTTCTTTGTCACTTATCATTTTTATCTACCTCCATATGTAAAAAAAAAATAGAAGAAAGGAAAATGGTTCTTTCTTCTAATAAGTGCGACAATCAAAATTTTTGGCGTGTGCGTGCACAACATGCGGTGTTTTGTTTTTTAAGACACAAAGTATCTGTTACATTTATGTATCATATTGGCTACATATAGATAACTAATTGTTAAACATATAAGTTATACATTTAGTTAAACAATAATAATAAACACTTAGTGAAACATATCGTATCTTTATTGTTACATTATGTACCTTTATGTTACATTATGTTTTTCTTTCTCTTCTCTCTAATAAGTGCGACAATCATCACTTTGTATATAAGTGCGACAATCACTTCTACATTTAGGAATGAATTGCAAATTATTTTTTTATCAATTACACCTATTATATGTGCCAATAAGGGCATAACAATAAAAATAAAAACAAGAGGAAGAAACTGAATGAGAAGAGCAAAAAATAGTGCAGTTTCAGATACGTTTTTCTGTATAATTATCATTTGATGTCTCCTTTTTATTTCTCCGTTATCAGCAACCCATAAATACATAAATTAGCAATGATGAAAGGCAAAGATAAATAATAGAAAAATTCTGAATTAGTGGCCAATAAATAACCAGCCATAAAATTTAATAAGCAACAAGAAAGGCAATCAATTAGCATTTTTATTTTCCTCCGTTTTCTATTAATGAAATGCATATAAACTTTCTTTTACCTGATTGATATTGAAAGTACCTTTGGTCGGTTGTGGTGATAGTTTCTGATTACCTACAATAAATGGGCTTAAGTCTCTTTCAAAAGCTGCTAAAACATCATTGGTTGTGTACATTTCTACAAAACACTCTCGAATTAGACGAAACAATAAACCCGCTTTTGCAAGGGTTGTACCATAGCTGTCGTGTATCATTGCAAAGTTAGTTATTTTTGCTTCTGCTGCCCTATTTACGGTCATCTGTAGGTGGCTGGCATCCATACTGTGAATAAAATTGGGTGCAATTGCTTGTGATTGTTTTCGTCTGTCAACAGTTCCTGTAACCTCGATATCATAAAAACGTTTTGTGATGTGTAAAAAACGCATTTGATACGTTTTAACGTTGTAGACCATATATGGTTGCTGAACAATAAAGCCCATAGGTGTTGTCCACTGTATGACCTCACCGTTCTTAGTGACCATGCGTGCCACCTGTTGTAACCATTCCATACCTTCTACAGCCTTAACAACCGTGGTCTGTACTGCTTTCCAAATAAGCTTGGCCATGTATCCTGCATATTGGTTAGCATTATCAGCCGTAAATAGCCCCTCACCTATATGAGAAATAATTGTGTCTTCCAGTATCTGGTCTCTGAAACCAAACTGTTTAGCACCATAGGCAAGGGTCATAACGGGCCTTTTTGTCACCTTTCTGGTAACACCAAAAGACAACCAGCCCTGCGCTAAGGTCTTGGTGCCATATCGTATTTGCTGTGTCTGTTCATCAGTGGCGTCTCCCGTGCCTGTCTGGGCATCCTGCTTTAAGACACAATTAACTTTGTTTGCTACGGTCTGATAAATATCATTAGGCTTATCTCCAGGTGCTAAGTTGACCTCTTTGGCTCCAATAGGGTCTCTAAGGATGGCTGAAAAATGTTGTACTTGATATTCAGAAAAGTTCGTTAGGCTTTTCCCGCCGCAATCCTTGACCATCCCTTAGACCCCCTTCGACTCCAATTATCAATAGTATAGATAGGTAAATGAAAATAGTGAGCTGCTGCACTGGCAGATAAAAATTGTTCTCCTGTAGGAGCAATAATTATATGATGCGATTTTGTTGCTGCCATCTTTTCATAATCTGCTTGTGTCCTGTTTTTGTGGCTTTTGGAAGAACGTTCTTTACATTCTTTTTTGTGCGTTGCTGCCCATTCTTTTCCAGCACGGTGTATTTTGTCTTTGAATATGGGGTTAAAGATGCCTGTTTTGTTCTTTTTAGCCATAACCCCCACTTTGCTCGTGGCTTCTTTCTGTTTTTGTCTATCTACTTTTTGTAAATTTTGACAGACTTTACTTCGCATTTCTGCTTTATATGCTGGGTCTTCCCAAATATCATGAATGTGCCCTGCCATCATACGATAGGCAAGTTTATCCTGCACTCTTCCGTATATTTTCCACAGTAAATGGTGTGCTAATATGTGCTCTTTATGATGCAAAGCAGTTATATTACAAGCATCATTTGTCCCTCCCACATGTTTAGGGATTATGTGGTGTCGCTCTAAACGGCCATACTTAGTTATAAAGGTCCGTTTTTCTTTACCACGTTTCATTAATTTTTGATAGATTTGTTGATAATTCATAATGCATTAGTCATTGCGGCTGCTGCATGTTACCATGCAGAATAGACTATATCTTCATCTTCAAGAGATGACCCCCGTTTCCACCCACTTGGGTGTACTTCCTTTCGGAATAGTCGTTACACGTTCCTATAAATATAGGCTTCGCTCGGTATTGTCTCATATGAGAGTTTCACCGAATTAGAGGGCTGTTCGATAAGGTTCACACCTTAAAGGGGCTAAAACTTTCATTCCACCCGCTACACGTGCCATCGAAAGCTATGGGTATGCCTGTGATAAAACCTTTAGCGTGACCATTATGTTCTTCAAGGTACTTCTGGAGCTTTTGGTACTCAAAGCACCACGCTAAGAACTCAAAAGGGGCATCTAAGTTAGCCCACCAGTCCAGCATGTCTAATGGTCGGGCAGCAGTGTCCAAAATGTTGCTTTTATTGACTTCTACCCATGAGACACAATCAGAAAAAGATACCTTGTCTATCCCCGCAAATTCAGCACCTGCAATAAAAAACCACTGGATGTCTTCATCATTTTCCAGTGGTTCTGGTTCTGCAAATAGCAGTAATCCTTTATTCAGTTCATCACCTTGTGGGCTAAAAGACGGTATCGGGTAGATACGCCCTCGAAAGTCTATGTTGTGCGGAAAGTAGATTTTATCATATTGTTCAAATCGTTGTGCTGTTCGTAAGTTGATGTGTACCCTTAGGGCTTTTCCCCGCCTGCTGGCTTCCTTTTCATACAGAAGTTTAGCGGCCTTTTTGTGTCTCTTGAGCTCTTCTGGTGTTGGATTTTCAAGCGTTGGTAATTTTGAAAAGGGCTCCATCTGTGGTAATCCTGCTATGTCTCCCTCTTGATTAACAAGCTGTTCTGCTACTCTCAACACCTTAGAGTTAATAATCCATGGTGTCTGTTGAATGCTATTTACAGCATTTAAGACATTACTTAAATCAGCGATTTTTACTTGCTCTTTATATTGCTTAAAAAAGAAGTTGTTTTGTCTATCCTGTGTGTGGTAGCGCTCTGTACGGATAAAGCCATGAATAGCATTCAATTCGCCATAATAACCGCCTGTTAAATCTGGCTTCCATGGTGCTGGTGTCATAATCATTGGACAAGACTGATAGGCTCTTGATAATAAATAATGAGTATTTGCGTTCCATATTTTATGAAAAGCATCTGTAGGCTCGATGCACTCGACACCTTTGCCCCTGAAATTTGTACAATAACGGGTACTGAATAAATCTGTCCCTTCCATGCATATTTCTAATAGCTTTGCACCAAAAAGCATCGTTTCTTTCAGGGGCCACTGTTTTTCTTTCCAGTCTGTCTGGTTCATTACATTTTTTATAAAATAACGTCTATAAAAATTGCTTCTTCGTCTTGATAACCCTACCAAAGTATTTAGCTCTTTTTCTTTGTTCTCCTGTAAAAAAGCTTGTAGTTGTGCTTCTTCTAAGACATCTTGCTGTATATTCTGACAGGTGCTTGATAAGGATAGTGTTGTGTGTGCAGCATTGACCACCTCAGTGATGGTAGATAAAGACAAAAGGGTAATTAAATCTTGTCTATTGTCTTTATAGATATCCAGCAACCACATGACCAATGGATAGTATGCAGCCTTAACGCCTCCTTTTGGCTCTTCTTGATACTTTAAGAACGCCTCAATGTTAGCCGCTAAGTTATCATAAAGGTACTCAATTAAGCCACGGCCTATTGGTGTCTCTATGGCCTTGCCTGCTCGTGTCTTCTCTTGCAGATGCTTTTTAAGCTGTTCTTCTGCTTGGTGCTTGAATTGGTACTCTATTTCAAGTTCTTCTAAAAATAGTGGGCTCTGTTCAATATCTTCCATCACTTGCAACCTCCGATTAACCAAAATAAAAGCCATGCTATGAATAAAGACACAGCAAGACACAGCCCATGGAACATTCCTATTGCAATGTAGGTTTCTAAAGTATCTCTATCAATTGAAAACATTCTTTTTCCCTCCGTTTTAGGGCAAACAAAAAGCCCCCTTATGATGACATAAAGGGCTACTTGCATATAATGAAACTGGCTTTGCGTAAGACACTCTCAATAGCTTTGGTGTCTTCAACGAAAATATGAAATTGTGTATATGGTGGTTTGGTGTCGGTAAGGGTAATGTAGGTACATGAAGGGCGTTCAAGGACATAAAGCGTGTCATTAGGAAACATTAAGTAGCATGTAGCGCCATGGAACACTTCTGCAATTAAAAAAGCACAGTAGCTTTTGTCTAACTGTGCCTTAGTAATTATAAGCCCCTTTTTATATATCTTGCGTGGATACATTTTGATAGAGTTGTATTTCTGCTAAATCAGCGGCGGCTTGATAAGCCCGTGCCTGTTTTGATGTTGTACCGTGTTTTTCTTTTACTGCCCGCCTAAATTCATTAATAGTGCCTCTAAAACAACCACATGCAACAAAGATATTGTTATGGTTGTCTTTAAAGAATGTTGTATATCGAAAATAAGAGCCTAACTGTCCCTCTATAACAAAGAAATCAGTATTGTTAAAAATAAGGGCATTTTTACCTATTCTGGCATTACCAGTAATAGTGACAACGTGCGTTATGTATGCATTATCAGAAATACATACGGAGCCACCTATGGCTGCATATCCACAAACATGGCAGCAGTCATATAGTTGCGCCTCACCAAAAATATGCGCCTTCCCGTATACTTGCACTTCATTATAAATACTTGCATTGCCATAAATACTTGCGTTGTCTCTTATTTGTGCTTTATCAGCTACAATGGCCCCTTCTGCTACAAAAGCATTACCGTAAACTTGTGCTTGACCAAATACCCATGCGGTATTATATATACTTAAATTACGTTCTGCTTCAATCCAGCCCCCTATGTCCCCTTTACGTATCTCCCCAAAGTCTTTAAGAGCTCTTATTCTGTGGAGTGTGACACCGTTAATTCTCTTTGTTTCGCCTGTAAATTCATATTTTGTATTCATTGTCTTTCCCCTCTGCTTTATATCAATTACTTTGTCTATGCATAAATCAATATGTTTCATTTTAATTGGTATCCCCTTATAGACGCTCAATGATACCTTTAGGTGTCTTTATGTAGCATCCATCGGCATAAAAGGTAGCACCTAAGGACTTGAAGTCCACATAATTTTTAATGACATCATAAGTATCATTTAGAAGGTGGTATGCTACCCATTCTTTTGCGTATTCCGTCATATCTACATCTCCTGTTAAAAACATGTAGTCATTAGAGATATCTGCAATAATTGTTTTGTCTTTTACCTCTTGGAATACATCTAAATAAGCAGATAACGTTTCTTGCTGTTCTTTTGTCATATTTGCTACTTGTATTGCTTCCTCAATTGTGTCTGCAATGTAGTTATCGTTCGTGTGCTGCATGTGCACTAAAAAGTTATGGTTGTGCCATGTCTTAATTAATCTGTTTTTGAGTAAATCAATAAGTTTCATTGTTGTTTCCTCCTTGTAATTTTTGAATAAAATGTATAACAATTTGTGGTCTTTTATGACATGGCACTGTTCCATAAAAACTATTCTCTAATTCTCTTAGCCATGCCGTGTTAATATGTTGCCCGCCTGGTTTAAATCCTATTGTTATAGCTACATTATTAAAAACATAAACATCAGCTAACCAGCCATTAGTTGGGTTTGTTAAATAGTATTCTGGTGAAAAGTTGCGTCTCAAAAGAGGATACATGCTATCCATAGGTGCTTGAAAACACTTATAACGTTTTAAGAGGGCTTCTTGCGTTATTTTTCTATACATTTTGTGCTTGCTCCCTCCCTATTTTTCCCTTTCGTTTAACACTAAGCTATTAAAAAGCGCGGAACTATGTAGTGCCTCAACCCACTCTGAAAAATTAGATACGCTGTACTGTTGTGTTATGTGTTTTCCATATTTTTCATAAAATATCTTTTGATATTTTGCGGTTGTCCTTGAGTATCTTTTATCTGTAGTGATGTAATATAACACACCGTGTACTTTATGACATACTGTCATAGCAATCGGTGTATCGTAAGACTGAAACAAGATAACACGCCCCACGGTTGTATCCATAACTACCTTAAACTGATTAGCAACGGGACGTCCTGACCGCGGACTTTCAATATTTTCAACTCTAAACATTTTCTTTTTCCTCCTTAATTTTTAATAAACTGTATTATGAATACGGCAATTCTTTTTGAGCAGTAGTGCAAGCTGTACCCTGCTTATCCGTCTTGTGTTTCCAAATGCCGATGTTGTCTCTATAAAGTCCCACTCTGTACATTTTAAAAGAGACTGTAGTTTTTCTTTTACAGTCTCTGGTGAAAAATTTTCTCTATAAAGTTTTATGATTTTCATAATTTTATGCCTCGCTTTCTACCCACCGCTGGCCATTTTTAAATACAGGTTATTATCACAGTTTGAAAACCAATCAAAGACATAGTCAAAGGATTGAATTTCTTCCCATTCTTGCTCTAATTTGTTGTAAAACTTATCACATAAATCTATACGGACTTGTTCAATTAGTGCATATATTTTATCCGCATCTATATAAATTTACTGTTCTTGTCTCCATTTTCAGATTACCTCCAATTTTCAAAAAAAAAACACAAGCTGTTAGTCGCTTTTTATTTCACTCTTGCTACACTTTATGCAGTAGCAAGCCTGCACAATTTTATTATTTAGCCGCTGCTTTACAGCGCTGTTGAATAACTCATGTCAACTTTTAGTTTGCGTCTGACGCCCCCAAACTGACGATTACTGCAAGCACTATAGATACTGTCACTATTTATAGTGGCCATTGCAGCCGTATATATGACATGTTATAATACACGTATAACTATACTGTCATACATAATTGGTTCTGTGGTTATCAATGTACCGTGTTACGTTTTGCTGACTACACTGTATCACATGATGTCACACATTGTCTAATTATTGATTTCTATATGACGGTATAGTTTTTATTTATAAGAAAGGAAAAATACGATGGATACGGCAAAAATCAAAGAACAAGCACGGGCGGAAAAGCGTACCGCAACATTAACAGTACGGTTGACACCGGCCGAAAAAGCGGCATTTCAGAGCTATTGCGATATTAATGACTATGATAGCTCGTCACTATTAAGAGCATTAATGCATGAGTTTTTACTTAATGAGCAAGACACAATCAAGATACACAGCAATAAACATAATCGTAATAGTAACAATGTAACAACAACGAATAACTATTACACGTCTAATTGTGATGATGATGATAAGTAACAATATGTACACCTTTAGGCACATTAAGGTTGACAATAAGTATAAAACAACTTACTTATTGTCTCTTTTTGTTTCTTTATAGCTGCTCTCTTTATGTGTCTTTATGTGTCTTTACGGATACATTTAGGTACATTTAGAGACATTTAGGAAACAATAAGTACGATAATGAACATATTGTCCGATATCTAACAGATAAAATATCTATAACATATGTGTTATGAATAGACACACAATACATAACTTACACTCTATATGTCCCTTATCATCCCTTTTACGCCCCCTATGTCCCATAAAGACTAACAAAAAGGGAACAAAATGAGGCATTATGGGCTACACCAGGTATACCACATACCCCCTATAGGTATATGTAAGACGTTATAGATTGTTTATTGTTTCGTTATAGTCACACCTTGGGCACACTATGCACTATATGTATCAGATTTACTTTATTATTACTATATGGGACATATGGTACAATTAGGGACATATAGGGGTATTTTTATATTTTGTAATTCATTAACCCACATTTCACAATTTTTACATATTTTTATTTTTGTGCCCCCTAAAGGAGACCATAATGAAACATCAACGAAGACAAAAGGGTGAAGGCAGTATCATTGAGTACAAAAAGGGACACTATCGGGGCTTCTTAGACCTCGGTAGAGACCCCCAGACACAAAAACGTATCAGGAAGACCTTCACAGGTACAGACAAAAGAGAAGTCATCAAACTAATGCAACAATACTCATATGAAAAAGAAAAAGGTATCCTTAGCATTAATAGCATGACTCCTTTTAATATTTACTGTAATCACTTCTTAGAAATCAAAGAAGGTAAAGTAAAAAGTACAACATATAAATCTTACGTTCATTATATAAATAAGCATTTTATACCCTTCTTTCATCAGACACCCCTGAAGGATATTAAGACAAAGGATATAAATACTTTTCTTATTCAACATAAAAACTATAGCAGTGCTACTACGAATGTCTATCGGACTGTCCTTAGTATGATATTTCAGACAGCAATCGCAGAAGAGCTTATCTTTACTAATCCTGTATCTTTGTCTGAAAACATAAAAACAAGACAAAAGGAAATAGTACCTTTAACAATCGATGAAGCACAGTTATTACTAAATTCAGTTAAGAACATGAAGGTACATACAGGTATCCCCTGGTACCCTATCATCCTCTTGTGCTTAGAATGTGGCTTTAGACGTGGTGAAGTCTTAGGTCTTCACTGGTCGGATATAGACACAGCCAATAATACAATTACTATCCACCGCTCCATTGCTTCAGACACCTCTATACAAACACCTAAAACACAGAAAGCACAAAGAACAATAGCAGTAGATGCTCACACTATCAAAATACTGCTCACCTATAAAAAACATGATATTGTTGTCTTCCCGAATGCTATTGGGTCTTATTTTGCCCCTACAGCCATTTCTGTAGCCTTTAAGCACCTTAGTGAGTCCTTAGGGCTCCACATGCGCTTTCATGACCTACGGCACACCAATGCCACCTGGTTAATAGCTAAGGGTGTCAATCCAAAGACAGTAAGTACCCGCTTAGGACACAGTGATGTCTCTATAACGCTCAATAGGTATGCTCATGCTGTCCAGGAAGAAGACAAAAAAGCTGCCTCCCTTATAAATAATTTAATAAACAAGAAATAAGAACAGCTGTGTGCCAATAGTGTGACTAATTGGCACATTTTGTATTCTTATTCTATCAAAGGCTACAATCGGAGGTAGAATTGTAGCACTTAAATACATCAAAATAAAATGCTTAATAAGATTCTAAATCAAATAAATTTTCTT